AGGTGCCGTTAAAATATCTTCAGGTATTATAACAGCAGTTTCGGGTATTGTAACTTATTATGGTGATGGATCACAATTGTCTGGTATTTCTGCTGGTATTGAACCTACAGAGAACACAACAAATCAAGTACAATTTGTTCCTTTCTTCACCGGTACGGCAACAACTTCTATTGCCGGAATTTCAACGACTAAGTTTGTCTTTAATCCATCAACAACGAGGATGGGTATCGGGACCGACACTCCAGGATCAACACTTGAAATTAATGTTGGAACTGCTACATCTGCACTTGATATTCAAGGCTCTGAAGGTCAACTGTTCTCTGTCACAAATAATCTAACTTCCGGAAGTATCTTCTCAGTTAATGATGTTTCTGGTATTCCTTCAATTGATGTTGATGCTAATGGTACAATTCAGTTAGCACCATTTGGAGCAACTGAGTTTGTCGGAGTCGGTGTAACAAATCCATCGGCAAAACTGGATGTTAATGGAACTCTGAATGTATCCGGTGTTTCTACATTCCAGGATGATGTAAATATTGGAACTGGGTCAACAGTAGCATTCTTTGATATTAGTGCTGGTCGTATTGGTATTAGTTCCACACAACCAAAATCAACCTTAGATGTTAATGGAACTTTTAATGTCTCAGGTATTTCCTCATTCAATAATCATATTGAAGTTAGTGACGGACACGAACTAAGAATTGGAAATGATGACGATATAAAGATTTATCACGATAACAATCAAAGTCTTAACATAATTGATTCTTCTTCTCTACAGCTACAAACGGCTCTTTTTAGGATACTTGATTCGGTGAATGTCGCTCAATTTTATAGTAATTCAGATGGAATATATCTTTATAATGCTGGTAATCTAAAAGTTAATGTATCTACAACTGGAATTGATGTAACAGGTAGTGTAAAAGTAGATGATTCAATTATTCATAATGGAGATACAGATACAAAAATTGCTTTTGATACAGACACTGTTAAATTTGAAACTGCAGGTAGTGAAAGACTTCGCATTGGATCTGCTGGACAAATTGGTCTTGGTGGTGCTACCTATGGATCTTCTGGTCAAGTATTGACTTCTAATGGTTCTGGAAGTGCTCCTACATGGCAGAATGCTTCTGGAGGTGGTGGATCTGGCAAGTTTGACACGGGAATTACCACATCTGTGTATGTTTCTGTTTCTGGTGGCATTGGAACTGCTCAATCGGGTCTTTCCACCACCGCAGCAAATAATAATATCTTTATCGGACCTGGAATTGCATTTACATTCCCATCAACAGTAGGTAAGAAATATGTAATTGAATCAATTCAGGTCACAAACATCTATAATGATGATCTTTACTTTACTTCAAGGCATGACTTTAATGGTGTGACTAAAGTTCCAACGGCACAGAGAGTAGTTATTCCATATCAAGGTGCACTAGAACTTTTAGATGAACCGATTATTGCAAATCCAACCGATGTATTAAGTTTCCAAGCACTTACTGGTATAGGAACATCTGCAACAGGTGTTAATAACGGATTAGATTCATTTATAACTTACTCTGAAAAATCTGATACCAATTTTATTGGAACTGGAGTGACAGTTAGTGTACCAGATGGAACCGAACTTTTCACTTCGACTACATATCCCTCAGTCCTTCAGTCAATTAGACTTTGTAATTATGATTTGAATATTGACGTAGATGCATCAGTATCAATTTATCGTGGTGGATCTGTTGGAGGTATTCTTACGACAGGTGTGAGATCCGGATATTTAGTATATAAAATGACAATACCAAAAAATAGTGTTATCGAAATTATGGAAAGACCAAAATATCTTCCTGTAAATGCCACCGTGGTTGTGGGTGTTGCCGGAACTACTCTTACTAATAGTCTTTCTGCTACTTTATCTGGTAAATATATAACTTAGTATTAGTAATTTTTTATGAATTCTTTGAAAGAAGGAATTGTTTTTCCAACAAATTATTATGTTATTGATATATTTGATGAATATGAAAATCAAAAGTATAAAGATTTTTTAATTCATCTTTCTGAACAAACGAATGGTGAAAAAAGAAGTAATCGTAATGGTTGGCAGAGTGATACATTTTTATGGAAAGAAAAAATTTTCAATCCACTTTTAGATAAGGTTCTTGAAAATTCAAAAAAAATTGCCATGCATCTATCAAAAAAAGATGTTCCTCAAATGGTTATAAGATCGATGTGGGGAAATATTAACCCTAAAGGTGGTTTTAATTTTACTCATGTTCATCCCAGTTCATGGATGAGCGGAGTTTATTATATACAATTACCTGAAGGAAATAATGAAATCGTTTTTGAGGACCCAAGACCCGCAAGAATGATGGATTTTCAGAGAAGTTCATTAATTAAAGATGAGTATTTTTCGCATTATTCAAAGGTTGGTCAGTTACTTTTGTTTCCCTCTTGGTTACCTCATTTTGTTTCACCAAATACATCTAATGAAAATAGAATATCTATTTCATTCAATGTAGAATTGATTGTATAGTTGATATGTTTTATTGTTAAATAGTATTATAACTGAAAGATTTACTACCAAGGACATATAAATGGCAGGGATTTTTGGTCTTAACAGGGTATATAAAAAACAAGTAGAAAATATTGATAATAATAACTTTGAAAGTTGGCCAGAGAGTGC